ATGCGCCTGCTGCTCGCCTGTCTCGTGTTTTGCGCCGGCCTGGCCGGCGTCGAGCTTCGCCGGGAGACCGGCGGAGGCCCCGCCGCGTGGGGCGTTTCCTCCCTGACTGTCCCCGGCGCGGCGGCGCGCGAGACGCGCCGCTGGCCGGGGCCCTTTTCCGTCGACATCGTCGCCGTGCTCGATGGCGACACGGTGGAGGTGCGGTTCCGGGATGGGCCCTGCGGCCGCGGACCCTGCCCCGGGCAGGTGATGTCCGTCCGGCTGCTCGATATCGACGCCCCCGAAGCGCACCGCTGCGGCGCGCGTGGCGCGCGCTCGGGCGGGCAATCCTGCGCCGCCTGCGATGCCGAGCACCAGCTTGGGCGGCGGGCGCTCGCCTTCACGCGGGACCTGGTTGAGGGCAAGGGACAACCACGCCCTGCCCGCGTGGTGGCGGGCCGGCCGGACAAATACGCCGGCCGCATCGTGGCCGCGCTAGAGGTGCTCGACGCCGGACGCTGGCGCTCCGTCGGGGCCGCGCTGATCGAGGCCGGGCTCGCCGTGCCCTATGACGGCCGCGCGAAAGACAAGCCGTGGTGCCGCTGATGGGTCTCGATGCGCTCGTTTTCCTGCAGCAATATGGTGGCGCGATCGCGCTGCTGGCCTCCGTCGCCGTGCTGCTGCTGGCCTCAAAGTTCGTCACCCGCGAGAGTTTCGGCAAGGACATCGGCGCGATCGAAGGCCGGGTCAAAGTGCTCGAGACCAAGGCCGATCGGACCGAAGACCGGGTCACGGTGATCGAGAAGGACATCGAGCACCTGCCAGACCGCGATGCCACCCACCGCATGGAGCTGGCGCTCTCCGAGCTCAAAGGGCAACTGGCCCAGCTCGACGAGCGGTTGAAGCCCGTCTCCAACACCGCCTCGCGCTTGCAAGAATATCTCCTGGAGCGCGGCAAATGACGCTCGCCGACCGCATCCGCGCCGAAGCGCGCCTGATCATCCTGAAGGCCTTGGCCGGGCAGCCGAATGAAAGTTTGACGTCGACCATGCTCGCTCTTGAGCTGGAGACGTTTTCAATCCGCCGCGAGCGCGGCTGGGTGCATGACGAGATGCGGTGGCTGGCGGAGGCCGGCGCGATCCGTGTCACCGAGGCCGGCACGGTGCTGATCGGCACGTTGACCGAGAAGGGCGCGCGACACCTGTCCCGCGAAATCGCCATCGAGGGCGTGCTGCGGCCATCACGGGAGGCTTGAGATGCGCCGCGGCAGGGGCCGGCTCTCCTCCATCGATCTCCTGCCCGACTGGGCGGAGCCGGCCGTCGTCGCGGCGCTTGCCAAGCTGCGCGACAACAGCCTGCCGCAGATCGAGATCCTCGATCAGTTCAACGCGGAGCTGCGGGCCTTGGGTTTCGCGGCCGGCGTCACGGACCCGCCGCAGATCAGCTCGTCGGCGTTCAACCGCAAGACCATGCGCCTGGCGCAGCATGGCCGACGCCTCGCCGAGACGCGCGAGATCGCCACGGCGCTCGCCTCAAAGCTTGAGACGGGCGGCGACGAGGACCTCACCCTGATGCTCTCGGAGACGATCAAGACGCTGGTCTTCGAAATGCTCGAGCGGGCGGAAGGTCTCAACGCCGCCGACTGGTCGGCCGAGATGATGGCGAACTTCGCGCTGGCCCTGAAGAACGCCGAACAGGCCAAGAAGGTCAGTGCGGACACGCGGGTGTTGGTCGAAAAGAACTTCGCCAAGCAGGCCGAGGCGGCGATCGACAAGGTCGCCACCGCCAAGGGGCTGACGCCGGAAACGGTGCGCGACTTCAAGCGACAACTCTTCGGTGTGCGCGATGCCCGCTGATCCTTCGGAGGCTCCTGCCGATCCCGCCGCGCGCCTGAGCCGCGACGCCTGGGCAGCAGAGCGTCAGCGCACCGGCCGCGCCACCGCGGCGGAGTGGGCCGACACGCCCGTGCTGCTCGACTATCAGGCGGCGATCGTCCGAGCGTGCGAGGCGCACGATGTCGTCGTCGTGGAGAAGAGCCGTCGCACCGGGGCCACCTGGGGCGCGGCGGCCGACGCGGTGCTGCGCTCGGGCAGCGCGCGCACCGCCGGCGGGATGGACACGCTCTACATGGGCACCAGCCACGACATGGCGAAGGAATTCATTGACGCCGCCGCCATGTGGGCCCGCCTGTTCGACAAAGCGTGCAGCGGCACCAGCGACGTTCTGTTTGACGACGGGTCCGACGACGGCATCAAGGCGCTCAAGATCGACTTCGCCTCTGGCTTCTCGATCGTGGCGCTCTCGTCCAAGCCACGCTCTCTGCGCGGCCGGCAGGGCTTCGCGATCCTGGACGAGGCCGCCTTCGTGGACAACCTTGCCGAGTTGCTCAAGGCAGCGCTGGCCTTCCTCATCTGGGGCGGCAAGGTCCTGATCATCTCGACGCACAACGGCGCGGACAATCCGTTCAACCAGACCATCATCGATATTCGCGCCGGGCGCCTACGCTATGGGCTGGTGCGGTTCGATCTGGACGATGCGCTGCGCGACGGGCTGTTCGAGCGCATTTGCCTCGTCAACAGCCACAAGCATGGCGACTGGACGCCGAGAAAGGAAGCCGACTGGCGCGAGAAGCTGATCGCCGATTACCGCGACGGCGCGGACGAGGAGCTCTACTGCATCCCGTCGCAGGGCTCCGGCGCCTGGCTGACCGGGCCGCTGATCGAGGCGCGCATGATCGATGCGCCCGTGCTGCGCCTCTCCTTCCCGGCGAGCTTCACGATGCTGCCCGAGGAGGTACGCAAGGCGGAGGTGCAGCGCTGGATCGAGACGGAGCTTGAGCCTGTGATGGCGGCCACCCTCGACCCGGCGCTGATGAGCGGCTTCGGCATGGATGTCGGCCGCTACCGCGACCTCTCGGTGCTCTGCCCGATGCAGATCACCCGCACGATGCGGCGCGCCGTGCCCTTCCTGGTGGAGCTCGCCCGCGTGCCCTTCCAGCAGCAGGAGCAGATCCGCAACGCGCTGGTCGGCGGCCTGCCGCGGTTCATCGGTGGCTGGACGGACGCGACCGGCATCGGCGCGTCGCTGGCCGAGAGCGGCGCGCAGAAATTCGGGCCCAGCATGGTCGAGGTGAAGTTCAGCCCGGAATTCTACCGGGTCGAGACGCCGCCGGTGAAGGCCGCGTTCGAGGATGGGGCGATCACCATCCCACGCGATGCCGAGGTAGCGGCCGATCTCAGGGCGCTGAAGATCATTCGCGGCGTGGCCCAGCTGCCGGCCCTGCGCCAGAGTTCCGCCAGCGGCGGCGGGACGCGTCATGGCGATGCCGCCATCGCCATCATCCTGGCCTATGCGGCCACCCGCCAGCCGCATGAAGCCTACGACTATCAGAGCGCGCGGGTCCCCTCAGGGACCGATGAGGCCTCGCCCTGGCTGAGCCAGGCGGAGGCGTCCGACGTGGCGATGCCCGACCGCGACGGCAGCAGTTGGTGAGGTGAGCGATGGTGGAACGGCGCATCCTGGGCCCGAATGGACAGCCCATCAGCCGCGCGGCGCTGAGCCGCGAGGAGGCCGTGCCGGCCGTAACCGGGCTCATGCACCCGTTTGACGAGACGATCGCGCCGGGGCTGTCGCCGGCGCGCCTCGCCCGCACCTTGCGTGACGCCGGCCGTGGCGAGATGCGCGACTTCCTGACCCTCGCCGAAGAGATGGAGGAGCGCGAACCGCAGTACCGCTATCTGATCGAGACAAGAAAGAATGGCGTCACCTCGCTCAACGCCCAGGTCGATCCTGCCAGCGAAAGCGCGCGCGATGTCGAGATCGCCGACTTTCTGCGGGACGAGCTCGTGAGCACGGCCGCCTTCCAGACCTTGCCCGACATGATGGTGGACGGGCTCGCCAAGGGCTACTCCCAGATCGAGATGGTGTGGGAGACGGGGTCGCTGTGGCTGCCCCGCCGCTTCATCTGGCGCGATCCGCGGCTTTTCCAGTTCGACCTCACGACGCGCTCGGAATTCCGGCTGCGCATGCAGGGCATGGCCGAGGGCGTCCCGCTGACGCCGCTCAAATTCTTGTCCCATGTCCCGCTCTTGAAGATGGGGCTGCCGGCGCGCAACGGCCTCGCGCGCTGCGCGGTGTGGGGCATGCTGTTCAAGTCGTTCTCGATGCGCGACTGGGCGGAATTCCTGGACATTTACGGGATGCCGCTGCGGCTCGGCAAATATGGGCCGGGGTCGAGCGACAAGGACCGTGCGGTCCTGCTCAACGCCGTGCGCAATCTCGGCCGCGACGCGGCGGCGATCATCCCGCAGGGCATGGAGATCGAGTTTGTCGAGGCGAAGGGCTTCTCGGACAAGCCCTTCGAGGCGCAGGCCCGCTTCATTGATGAGCAGCTCGCCAAGCTCATCATTGGCAAGCCCGGCGATGGCACTGCCAGCAGCAAGGCGGGCGAGGAGACGCTTGATCGCGTCCGTATCGACATCAAGAAGGCCGATGCGCGCGACCTTGAACTCACGCTGGCCGAGCAACTGATCAGGCCCCTGGTCGACCTGAATTTCGGCCCGCAGAAGCGCTACCCGCGCGTCCACTTCCCGATCCCGGAGCGCAAGGACCTCGCGGTGTGGGCGGACGCCGTCGCGAAGCTCGCCGATCGCGGGCTCGCGATCGAGCAGAGCCAGCTCTACGACGTGCTCTCGCTCAAGGAGCCCGCGCCCGGAGCCAAGCTCCTCGCACAGCCTGTGGCCGCGGAAGGCCAAACGCCCAAGCCCAAACCGCCGCCGCAGACCCCGGCCGAGCGCGCGAGCGCCTATCGTCTGGACCCACGCGTCTGCCCCACCTGTGGCCCCGCGACACTGGCCACAGCGGATGGCGACGAGCCGGCCGATGAGGAGGACCGCCTCGTCGCCACCGCACTGGCCGACTGGCGGCCTGACATGCAGCCGGTGATCGCGGCGATCACCGAAGCGGCCTCTGCGGCACGGAGTTTCGAGGAATTCGAGGCGGCGCTCGAAGCGCTTGCGGCGGGCCTTCCGATCGCGCGCACCGCCCGCCGTTTGGCGGTCGCCAGCATGATCGGACGGGTGCTCGGCGACCAGGGGGTCGAGTGACCAGCCCAGCTTCGAATTTAAGGCGGTTTTTAAGGCTCCCCAGCGCCATGAGCAGCCATCCCCCTGCACGGGCCGCTGTCGCCATGCGCAGGCCCGTGTGGCCTTGCCAACGGGGAAGCCGGCATGGCTGAGCCTGAGCTCTTTCGAACAGCCCCGAAAGAGGTGGTCGACTACTTCGACCGGCGGGCCTCGCGCCCGTCCTTCGCCTGGGATGAGATCGCGCCGCGCGAGCATGCGCTCGCCTTTACAGTGGCGCGCACCGCCGGCTTCGACGTCATCGACGATCTCAGGAGCGCGGTGCGTGAGGCGGTGGGCAACCGCGAGAGCTTCGAGGCTTTCCGCGCCCGGTTGACGCCGATCCTGCAGGCCAAGGGCTGGTGGGGCGAAAAGCGGGTGATCGATCCGCGCACCGGCGAAATTGCCCGTGTCCAGCTCGGCAGCCCGCGGCGGCTCGCCTTGATCTATGACGCCAACATCCGCTCGGCCGAGGCCGCCGGCGACTGGGAGCGCATCCAGCGCGTCAAGGACGTGCTGCCGCTGCTCGAATACCTGACCTCGACCTCCGAGCGGAAACGGCCTTTGCATCTGACATGGGTCGGCACCACATTGCCGGTCGACGATCCATGGTGGGCCACGCACTATCCGCCCAATGGCTGGCGCTGCAAATGCCGCGTGCGTAGCCGCGCCGCGCCGCGCGAAGGGGCCGCCACCACGCGGCCCCCGCTGAATGCGCGACCCTGGTCAAACCGCGCGACCGGGGAGACGCGCATGGTCCCGGCCGGCATCGATCCCGGCTGGGACACCAACCCCGGTCTGACACGCGACCGCGAGGCCGGCGTCCGCCTTGTCGAGCGGCTCGACGCCATGAGCAGCGCCGGGCGACGCAAGGCCGTCGTGCGGTTGCGCAGCGACCCGGTGCTCGCGTTCATCCTGGAGCGCTCGGGTGAGCCCGCCGGCGCGGTGGGCAGCGCCCTCTCCGCCATGCGCTGGCCGGTGGCCGTGTTGCCCGACCGGCTGGCGTTGGAGCTCGGCGTGACGAGCCGCATGGCCTCGCTCACGGTCGGCACGGTGGAGGCCGAGGCGGCGCGCGGTATCAGGCTCGGGCTTGCCGAGGTGTCGCTCGCCCAGGACGTGATCGACAGCCCGGAGACCATGGTCGCTGGCCGCGACACGCTTCAGCTCGGCCGCCGTGTGGGAGACCGGTTCTGGCGGCTCGCGGTCACGCGCGAGCCGGATGGCCAGGTGATCATCAGCGCCTTTGCGCCTGACGTCTCGACCGGCGACTAAAATCGGGCCATAACGGGTCCGTCTCCCCTTCAACCGCCCTTGAACCGGTCGCCGTGACGCGCGTCACGGTCGCGAGGGCACGTTGGCTCGGACAATGTCGGCCCCATGAGCCGACCGATCCCCTCCCGCGACGACGCGCTGGCCGCTGGCCTGACGGCCGGCGGCGTGGCCTTCGAAGTGGCGCTCGCGGCCTCCGATGGCGGCGCGGCAGCGCTGCCCGAATGGGTCCAGCTGACCCCGCGAGGCGCCGTCCAGGCGCGGGACGGCCGCCGTTTTGTCTTCGACCCGGAACGGCTCGCGGCGGCGTTTACGGCGGGCGGCCTCAAGCTGCCGATCGATTTCGAGCATGAGGCTGAATACACGATGCTGCTCGGCGCGCGCCCCGCGCGCGGCTGGATCATCGCCGTTGAGGCGCGGGCCGACGGCCTCTTCGGCCAGATCGAGTGGTTGCCCGACGCCGTCACGGCCCTGACCGCGAAATCCTACCGCTACATCAGCCCCACCTTCTGGCGCGACGCCGATGGCGTCAGCGCCCGGCTCTTGAAGGGCGCGGCCCTGGTCGCGTCGCCGGCGCTGGGCATGCCCGCCGTCGCCTCCTCCACCCCGGACGAACAGGACCTGACCATGATCAAGGATGTGCTGGCCGCTCTCGGCCTGCCCGAAACCGCGACCGCAGCGGACGCCACCGCCGCGATCGCCACGCTCAAGGCGGGCGATCCCGATCGCCATGTGCCCAAAGCGCAGCATGACGCCACGGTCGCCGCGCTGGCGACCGCGCAGGCCACGATCGAGGCGACCACGCAGGCTGCCGAGGCCGCGCGCTGTGGCGCGTTGATCGACGATGCCGTGAAGGCGGGCAAGGTCACCCCGGCCGCCCGCGATCATTACCTCGCGCTCGCCAAGGCCAATTTCGACGCGACGGCGGCGGCGATCGCGGCCATGCCGGTCGTCGTTCCCGCCGGTGAGGACAAGCAGGTCCGGGGCGGGCGGGCGACCAGCTCCGACGCCATCACGCTCGGGGCCCGCGCGCGCCAGTACATGGACGAGCAGGCCGCCAAGGGCATCACCGTGAGCGCGGCCGAGGCCGTCGCCCATATCGAGGGAGGGGCGGCATGAACCGCAACGAATTTGGTCTGATCAAGAACTTCACCGCAGCGGCGGCGATCAAGCCGCGCCGCGTCGTCGCCTTCGCGACGGCGGAGGGGCAGGTGGAGGTGGCGGTCAGCGCCACCGCGAAGCCTTTTGTCGGCGTCACCGGCGTGGTCGGCGCTGTCGCGGCCGGGGAGCGCATCGATGTCTATCTCGACGGCGTGCGCGATCTGGAAGCGGGGGCGGCCTTCGCCCAGGGCGTCGATCTGACGGTCGACAACCAGGGTCGTGTGGTTGCCGCCGCGCCGGCCGCCACCGCCACCAGCCGCATCATCGGCCAGGCGCTCGGCCTGTCCACCGCCGCCGGCCAGCTCGTGCCGGTCCGGATCGCGCCGGGCGCGATCAGCAACGCCGCCAATTCCTGACGAGACCCTGAGAGGACCGCCCGATGGCTCCCCGACCCGATAACCAGCAGTTCGAGGCGAACCCGTCGATGACGGCGATCGCCATCGCCTATCGCAATCCCGATGTCGTGATGATCGCCGACGAGGTCCTGCCGCGTGTGCCGGTCGGCGGCCGGAACTTCGACTGGACCGAGTACAGCGAGCCGGAGATGTTCACCGTTCCGGACACCCGCGTCGGGCCGCGCTCCGCGCCCAACCAGATCGAGCTCACCGGCGAAAAGAAGAGCGCGTCCGTGGCCGATTTCGGGATCGACGTGCCGCTCGACAACCCGACGATCGCTGTCGCCGAGGCCGCCGGCTACAATCCGCGCAGCCGCGCGGTGGAGATGGCGACCAACATCGTGATGCTCGACCGCGAAATCCGCGTCGCCGCCGCGATCACCAATGCGGCCGCCTACCATGCCGACCAGAAGCTCGCCGCCACTGCCGTCGATTTCTTCGCCGAAGCGGCCGACCCGTTCGAGGCGATCGACGAGATGCTCGACGCTTGCTGGGTGAAGCCCAACCAGCTCGTGTTCGGCCACTCCGCCTGGCGGTCGTTCCGGAAGCACCCCAAGGCGGTGCAGGCCGTGAAGGGGCAGACCACCAGCGCCGGCCGGCTGACGCGGCAGGAGGTGGCGGAGGCCTTCGAGGTCAATCGCATCCTCGTCGGGTCAGGCCGCGTCAATGTCGCCCGGCCGGGCCTGACGCCGTCGATGTCCCGCACCTGGGGCGCGACCATCTCCGGTCAGTTCATCGACCGCTCGGCCACGCCCGAGGCCGGAGGCATGACCTTCGGCATGACGGCGGTGCATGGCGCGCGCGTCGCCGGCACGCTGACGGTCGACATGGGTCTGACCGGCGGCATCAAGGTGCGGTCTGGCGAGAGCGTGCGCGAGCTCATCGTCGCGCGGCGCGCGGGCTTCCTGATCAGCCTTTCGTGACCCTGCTGTCCTGATGGCGAGCCCCGGCGGGTCCGGGGCTCTGATCAGCACAGGAGAGAGCCATGTTTCGCGCCGTGTCCCATGTCCTGACCGCGAGCGGGATCGCGAAGCCCGGCGAGGTCTTCGACGACGATGCGCTGAGCCCCGAGAGCGCGGACGCGCTTCTGAACGCTCGCGCCATCGAACTGGTGGCCGCGCCGCCGCCGGCGTCCGAGCCAGCGCCGGCCATGGCCTCTGGGCCCGCGCCCACAGGCAAGAAGGCCAAGGCCACCGAGGGCGCGGACGCCAAGGGCGGCTGACCACAGCATTTGGAATTCCGAGCGAAAGGATGCGTGGGCAACGGCAAGGACCAGCGGTGATCGGTTCCACCGCCTCTTGTGTCGGGACATCCGAGTAGGCGCGCCCTCCGCGAGTGGGGGTCGGCAGCGTCCGTTCCGCCAGGCGGGTGAGAGGCCCGCGCACCATTCCCGCGCGACTGCGCGCACCGTTGGGGACCCACGTGGCCTACGCGACCGAACAGGACATCATCGCGCTGCGTGGCGCGGCGGCGCTGGAGACGCTGCTGCCGATCGACGCCACGCCCGCCGTCGCGATCGCGCGCGCGCTCGATGACGCCACGGCCATGATCGCGCCCTATCTCGCCAAGCGCTATCACGTCACGCCGGGCGCGGCCTCGCCCATCCTAAGGCTCTGCGCCGTCGACATCGCCTGCTGGCAGCTGGCCTCGGCCGCCGATCGCCTGACCGAGGAAATCGACAAGCGCGCCAAGCTCCGCTTCGAGTTCCTGAAGGACGTCGCCGCCGGCCGCGCCGACATCGCGGAGCTCGAGCAGGCCGAGGCCGCAGGGCTTGGCGGCGGTGGCGCGGATGGAGACGCCTATTTCGAGGCGCAGCCGCGCCGGTTCGGGAGCGAGCCATGAGCACGTTGACGCTCCGGCTCAACCTCACCGGCGTCGACGGTGTCGAGGCCGCGTTGGCGGCCCTCGCGCCGCTCAAGTCCGGCGTTCTCCTGGAAGCGCTGGCTCGGCTGATCCGCGAAAGCGTCCGCGAGCGCCTTCTGGCTGGCGGCCCGGCCCCGGACGGCACGGCCTGGCAGGCCAACCGCGCGGGCCGCACGCCGATCCTCCACCGCACCGGAGCGCTGGCGCGCTCGATCGACTATCTCGTGCACGGGTCCAGCATCGTGGTCGGATCGAGCCTGATCTACGCGGCGATCCACCAGTTTGGCGGCGTGATCCGGCCCAAGAGCGGGGCGGCGCTCGTGTTTCGCGCCGGGAACGAGACGATCTTCGCCCGGCAGGTCACCATGCCGGCGCGCCCCTATATCGGCCTCTCAGCCGAGGACCGCAGCGAGATCATACTCGCCACCGCCCAGTACCTGCGGAGGCTGTTCCCATGAGCCGCACCACCGCGCTCCTGACCGCCGTGGCCGATCTGGTGCGCGGCATGCCAACCCCGCAGGGCGAGCCCGCCTTCCGCGATGTGCGCGTCGAGCTTGACCGCTACGAGCTCGCCAAGATGGCCGATGAAACATTCCAGGCACCGGCGGCGCGGGTCTGCTTCCTGGCCGGAAAATCCGTCCCCCGCACGGACCGCGGGCTCGATCGTGATGTCTCGATCGCCATCGTTGTCATCGCCGGGCGCGAAGGGCGGGCGGATACCCGCTTCGCCTCGGCCGACATCGCCGCCATGGAGCGGCTCGATTGGCTCACCGAGGCCTTCCTCGCCACGCCTTACGTGGGCCTGACCAGGCTCGGCGCGGCGCAGATCGGCGACCAGATGGTGGCCGTGTCAGAGGCCAGCAACAAGAAGGGCGTGTGCATCGCACTGATCGAGGTCACGTTCCGGCTGCATGAGGTGGCGATCGCGCGGCCGGCGATCCAGCGCGGCATCGAGACAGGCCGCCTGCCCTATGCGCCCTCGGGCCTGTCGCTCAATGACGGGCCAAGCATTCCCGCTCCGCCGGCCACGGGAGGCGGGGCATGAGCGCTCTCTTGCGCCAGATCATCAAGCGCCAGGCGCGGCTCGAGGCCCGGCTGAACAGCCTGATCATGCTCGGCACCGCCGAGGAGAACAAAGGCGCGAAGACCCGCGTGCGCTTCGACGATAAGGGGCAGGGCGGCCGGCCCTTCCGCTCGCCGCTGATCGCCCAGGCGAACAGCGCCGGCTTCAACGGGCAGGGCGTGAGCGCCTTCACCCGGATCGGCATCAACGAGCCGGTGCTGGTGTTCAACCCGGGCGGGGTGATCTCGCGGCACTCGCGCGTGCTGCCGGCCGGCCATGTCGCGGACCATCCCTCGCCCGGCGCGGCCGAGCAGGACGGTCATGTCCTGACGATCGGCTCAGCGAAAGTCGAGGTCCGGGACGGACTGATCCGGTTTTCGGTCGGCGACAGCAGGATCACGATGACCAACAGCATGGTCGACATCCGGGCCGGCGCGTCATCGACCAATTGGCGCTCGTCCACCGTCTGGACCGTGACGGCGATCTTCTCGGTCGACGGATGGCGGATGGAGCACAACGGTTTCAACAACGGATCGAGCCACACGCACGGCGGCATTCTGCCGGGCGGCAGCAACACTGCGACGCCCAACCCCTGAGGAGCACACGATGAAGAGCGCCTATCTCACCACCGCCGCGGCCGGCTATTTCGTCGCCGGCCAGAAAATCCCGTCCATTCAGGATGCCGACGGCAACCGCACGCCGAAGGTCGGCCACCAGCTGATGCTCACGCCCGAAGAGGCGAAGTACGAGCTGCTCGCCGGCGTCATCATTCCGGCCCCGGCCGAGGGCGAGACCGCGCCAGCCGCCGCGCTCACGGCCCCGGCAGCGAAGCGCTCTTCAAAGGCGCTTGAAGCCCCGGCGAATGAGGGCTGACGCGCCATGCGCACCGGCTTCGAGAGGTGGACATTGAAGCCGATCAGCGGCTGGGATCACTGCGCCCAGTCGATCGGCGTCATCCTCACCACCGAGGTCGGCACACGCGTGATGCGGCGCGCCTTCGGCAATCCGGCGCTCGACCTGCAGGATCGGAACGCCACCCCGCGCGTGATCATGCAGATCTACGCCGGCATCGCCCGCGCGCTCAGGCTCTGGGAGCCGGGGTTCCGGCTGCAAACGGTGCGCCTGGTCAGCGCTGGCGAGGATGGCCGCTTCCGCTTCGAGCTGACCGGCGTCTTCTACCCGCGCGGCCATCTCGGCGATTACAGCCAGCGTGAGGATCGCGCGCTCGTGCTGACCGCCAATGACAACGGCTTCGCCGTGGTGCGTGCCGCATGACCACGCGCTTTCCGATCGACCTGTCCCGCGTTCCGCTGCCGGCGTCGATCCAGCCGCTGGATTTCGAGGCGACGCTGGCGTCAGCACAGGCGGATTTTCTGCTGGCCTGGAACGCCTTGCGAGCCACGGCCCCGAGCTTGCCGGTGTTCGATACCCTCAATCTGGAGAGCGAGCCGGTCAATATCGTGCTTCAGACGATGGCTTACCGCGAGATGCTGATCATCGCGGCGCACAACGACGCCATCAAGGCCGTGATGCTGGCGAGCGCGCGGGGAACCGATCTCGACGCCATCGCGGCGCGCTACGCCACGGTGCGGTTGACGGGGGAGCCGGACGACGCCTTCCGCCAGCGCATCCTCCTTGCCTATGAGGCGCTGAGCACGGCCGGCACCTATGGCGCCTATGAGTATCATGCCCGCTCCGCCGATGCGCGGGTGCGGGACGTGGCGGTGTTCGGGCCGGAAAGCGGCTACGTCAATCCGGGTCAGTCGCTGGTGGTCATCGCCTCCAGCGAGGGGCAGGGCGCGCCGTCCTCGGGCGTGGTGGCGGCCGTCAATGCGCGCCTGCAGGGGGCGGATGTGCGCCCCCTGACCGATGAGATCATTGTCTCGGCGGTGGAGATCGTCCCCTATGCGGTCGAGGCCACGCTGCGGCTGCCCAATCTGCCCGGCGCGGATGCCGTGCGCACGGCGGCGCAGGCGCGGCTTGAGGCGCTGGTGGCGCGCCGGCGCATCGGCGTGGCGATGCAGCGCTCGGCGCTGTCGGCCGCCCTGCATCTCGTCAGCGACGCCGGCGACATGCTGGTGCAGGGCGTCAGCCTGATCTCGCCGACGACCGATGTCACGGTGACGCCGCGCCAGATGGCGTCCTGCACCTCCGTCACCGTCAGGGTGGAGATCGTGGCGTGAGCGGCCCGTCCCTGCTGCCGGACTCCGCCTCGCCCGCCATGCGGGTGCTGGACGAGCTGTTCCGCGCGCGCGTGGCCGACATCTCGGCTGAGGCGGTGCGTCGCGCCAAATCGGCCAGCCTCGCCGACGCGATGTATTTGCCCTGGCTCGCCTATGAGGAGAGCGCCGACCTGTGGGATCAGGATTGGCCGGAGGCGGAAAAGCGCTCTTGGATCGCGGCGCAGTGGAACATCCACCGCAAGAAGGGCACGATCGGGGCCATGACCGCCGCGCAGGCCGCGCTGGGCTATGGCGTCCGCGTGCGGGAATGGTTTGAGACCGGCGGCGCGCCCGCGACCTTCCGGCTCGATGTTGATCTGTTCTCGCGGCCCTCCTGGGAGGCCAGCGATTTCGCGCGCATCTGGGCCGTGGCGCTCGGCGTCAAGCCCGTGCGCGCCATGCCTGTCGCGATCCAGAGCGTGCTCGACCGCACCATGCACGAGCCCGTGCTGGCCTTCGGCGGCTCGCAAACGATGACCCTCGATTTCCGGTGGGATGATTGATGACGACGCCCGCAATTGTCCTCACCAATGCCGGCATGGCCAAGGTGGCGGCGGCCGTTGCGGCCGGCTCCACCGTGCAGGTCACCCAGATCGCGTTCGGCGATGGCGGCGGCGCGCCGGTCACGGTCAACCGCGCCCGCACGGCGCTGATCGGCGAGCAGTGGCGCGGTGCGATCGACAGCGTGGTCACCGATGTCGGCAATCCGTCCTTGCGCGGACTGGTCTACACCTTGCCCGCCAGCACCGGCGGCTACCGCGTGCGCGAGGTCGGCCTGTTCGATGGGGCCGGCGTGATGATCGCCCATGGCGGCGTCCCGGATTTCGACAAGCCCGCCCCAGGCTCCGCCTTTGCCCAGGTGGTGACGGGCACGATCTGGATTCACGTGACCGACGCGGACACGCTGGAGATCGTGGTCAACATCTCCGATGGCGTCCCGCAGGTGCGGACGCTGGCTGGCGGACACGGCATCGCGCCGATTGGCGACCTGTCGCAGGACCGCACGGTCGAGCTTGAGCTGACCGACCTCGCCTTGCTGCCCGACATCCCGGACACGCTGTCCTTCCCCGTCCATGACACGGCGGGGAGCAGCCTCATCGAGCGCCACCGCCGCGTCTCGCTGCAACAGCTCGACGCCCGCTGGCTGCGGCAGCCCGAAGGGGCAAGCACGCTGACCGGCGGGCTCGGCGTCGCGCCCATCGGGCAGCTCGACGAGGACCGGATGGTTTCGCTCGACCTGACCGAACTGGCCTCGCGCACGCGCATCGCCGCCTCGCTGAGCTTCGTGGCCGTGCGCGGGGCGGGCGCGACACCCGCCGACAAGCACCAGCGCGTGACCTTGCGCACCATGGAACGCCATTTCCGCACCGGCCGCCGCGAGCGGCTCTATTTCTCTCAGCTGGGGTAAGCGATGCCGTTGCCGGTCTCCACCATTCCATCGGCCAATGCCGACACCCTGCTTTACACCACGCCCGCGACCACCGCGGCGTCGGTGACGGTTTCGATCTGCAATCGCGGCTCGCAGCCCGTCACTTTCGGCGTGGCGATCACCGGCGGAGCAGCCGCCCCGACCAATGCCGAGTGGCGCTTCTTCAACTGCCCCCTTCAGCCCGGTCAGTCGATGATGAGCGCGCCGTACGCGCTCTTGGCCGCGCAGCGTGTCTATGTGCGCGCCTCGGCGGCCGATGTCGCCTTTGCGTTGGATGGCGTCGAAGAGCCCGTGATCGAGATGGACGCCTGACCATGAGCATCACCCAATCCATCGCCCCGCCGCCCGCGCTCCAGCCTCCGGTGGCGGATGACATCGCCCGCATGCTGATGGGCGCGCTGCCGCGCTATGGCCGGGGCTATTTCCAGTTTTTCGCCCGCTCGGGCAATTTCGTGGCCCGTGTCGCCGGCCCGCACCGGGTTCGGCTGGTGGGCTGCGGCGGGCAGATGGCGGCCAACCATTCCCAAAGCTGGGATGGCCCCGTCACCACCTTCGATGGGACGCTGATCGCGCCCGGCGGCGGCCGGCGCAACGGCAATGCCGGCGGCCTCGGCGGCGTTCCCGTCATGGGCGATTTTCGCGCGCCGGGCGGTAATGGCGGCAACGGCGTCGACAATGGCGGCAGTTCCTCGGTCTATGGCGGGGGCGGCGCGGCCGGCAGCCAGATCGGCCGTGGCGGCCATGGCGCGGCGGGTGTCTCCAACCCCGGCGCGGGCGGCGGCGTCGGCGCGGGCGACGCCGTGGGGCAGGTGCGCGGATTGCCCTTTGGCCATCTCGAAAACCCCACCAGCACGGTGAACTTCGGCTTCCGTCCGTCCTATCCCATGGCGAGCGCGCTGCTGATCCCGCGCTTCGTGGGCGAGCATTTCGGGCAGGGGCTGTTCACCTACAGCAACAACGGCGTGTTCTTGACCAATGTGGCGCAGCCCGCCTTCGGCGAGGGCGGCCAGCGGGCATCGACCTCCTGGGAGGCCACCCCCATGGGCGGCGCATCCGTCGATGGCAGCAACGCGCCCCGGCCGGGCCTGTTTGGCGGCGGCGGGCCGGGCTGCGGCGGCGGCGGCTTCGTGCTCGCGAATGACTACACGCTCACGCTGGGCCATGTGGCCCCGATCGTGGTTGGCGCTGTGGCCGACGCGAGCGGCTTTTGCGTGGTGGAATGGTGATGACCGACCACGCCGCCGTCGACATCCTGTTGCGCGCCAACGAGGACTGGCGCGACCTGTTCTGGCTTGCGAGCAGCGCCGATGCGGGCGCGACCCTGATTGACCTGTCGGCCGCGACCCTGACCTTGCACGTGCGCCGCGCCGCCACGGATGCCGAGGTGGCGCTGGTGGTGTCCGAGGCCAATGGCCGGCTGACCCGGCAGGCCGGCGCGCTCTATCGCGCCGCGATCACCAATGCGGGCTCGGGCTATCCGGCCGCGACCACCATCACCTTTGCGAATGGGGGCAGCCACGCCAGCAAGCGCCTGCCCTCCGCCAGCGTCGTGATCGGCACGGGCGGTGATGCCGGCAAGATCGTCGACATCATCATCACCGATGCGGGCGCGCACTGCGACGGCACGCTGACCGCCAGCATCGCCGGTTCGGGCGGATCGGGGGCTGCGGTCGCACTCACGCTGGGCACGGTGCTCGTCATCGGGCTCGACTGGACGGAGATCGCGCATCTCTCCGGGGCCTATGTGCAAGACCTCGTGGCCGAGATCGGCGGCTTGCGCGCCGTCATCTGGGCCGGGGCCATGACGGTGGAAGAAGGGGTCACCCGATGACGCTCATCGTCAGCAACGCGGCCTCCACCGTGCTCGTCAAGCCCTTCGGCCTGCGCGGCGCGCCGGGGCCGGGCAATGTCCTGACCATCCAGGCGGTCAACACGCTCGCGCCCGGTGCGGCTGCGACGGTGACCGTGAGTGGGACGAGCCCATCGCAGGCGCTCACCTTTGGCATCCCGCGCGGGGCGCGCATCTTCAGCGGCTCGGCCGCGCCGGCCTCCATCGGCTCGCTGAGCGCGGCCAATGGCGACCTCTACGCCCGCACCAACGGGCTGCTCTACCAGGTGCAGAGCAATGCCTGGGTCGAGATCGCCAATCTCATGGGGCCATCGGGGCAGAGCGTGTCCCTGCGCTTCGTGTCTCCGAACCGCGTGGAATGGCGGCTCGGGGCCGGCTCATGGGCGCTGTTGTTCGAGGTGCCGGCGCTGACGGAGCTGACCGCCGCGCGCGATGCGGCAGCGTCATCTGCTTCATCGGCGGCTGGCTCGGCGGGCGCTGCGGCAGCGGCGGCGGAGATCGCCCAGCAGCACCGCGACGCGATCAACCCAGCCGCGTTCCTGCTGCGGGCCGGCGATGCGCTGACCGGCCCGCTCGAATGGTCGCCCGAACAAAGCCTGGCCTCCGCCGCCACGGTGAACCTTGGCGCGGCGACATCCAACCGCGTGCTCATCACCGGCACGACCACGATCACCAGCTTCGGCACGGCCACGAACCGGTGGCGCTGGCTGCGCTTCGCCGGGGCGCTCACGCTCACCCACAACGCGACCTCGTTGATCCTGCCCGGCGGGGCCAACATCACGACCGCCGCTGGCGACACGGCGCTGGCCTTGAGCGACGGCGCGGGCAACTGGCGCGTGACCAACTACCAGCGCGCCTCGGGCCTGCCGCTGGTGCAGGCCGGCGGCACAGGCTGGACACAAATCGCCACCGCGACCATCTCGACGCCAGTCGCGGCGGTGGATTTCACCAGCGGGTTGACGGCTTACAGCGACATTCTGCTGCAATATAGCGGTGTCGCACATATCAATGCATCTGGTCGTGTAATTAACTTATCTATTTCTCAGAATGGCGGTTCAACATGGGCTGGAACCACGCAAATTTCGGGTGCTTTTACATCAACTCAAACGCTGTCTGGTGGCTATTCAATTACCAACCGAAATAGGCAAATTGCGTTCGGCGGAGGAAGCGGCATACCGAGTAGTGTTATACCAAACATTGCGGGCTTCAATTCAGCAACAATCGTATTGGCGACGCCGGGGTTCGATGCAATTCGAGTTCTTCTAAATCTCTCAGAGAATATGACAGCCGGCACGTTCACGCTCTTTGGCCGCTGAGGACACGCCATGAAAAAGCTCGTCAACGGCAAGATCGTCACCATGAGCGCCGCCGAGGCCGCCGATTTCGCGCCCGCCCCGCCCGCGCCCCGCACCACCTTGCGCGCCTATCTCATGATCGCGCTCGACGAGGCCGGCAAGCTCGCCGCGGTGGAGGCCGCCGTGACCGCCCAGGGCGGCGCGGCCCTGCTGCTCTGGCGCGAGGCCGCCACCTTCAGCGAGGCCGACCCCGAAATCATCGCCCTCGCCACCGCGCTCCAGATCAACCGCAAGGCCATCTGGGACCGCTGCGACGAGATCGCCGAAGCGCGAAGGCTCGCGAGGGCGGGGTGATGGCGGCCGTCGCGACCAGCGCGCTGCTCGAACTGCCATCGCCCTGCACGCGCGACCTTGCCCGCGCGCAAGGCGGAGATCGAGGCGGGGGTGGTGGCCCTTTAGTGGTTCGCGATTTTGTCAAGAAATCCGATGACGCGATGCTCGGCCTTTTCCAAAGCGAAGGCATTCCAAACGGTCATCTCGATCAAGTGGAAAATCGCATCGAACTGCTCAACGCTGGAGATCGTGAATGGCCCGATCGGTATCCGCAAAGGCAAGCCCATGTTGTCGGCGTAGCTAAAGCCGCCGCGGCTGCCTCTCACCGATCCATCCTGCAAAATTTCCATGTCAAGCTCAAATGGCATATCGGGTTGCTTGACGTGATGACGAAGACGGGCTGCAAAAACCATCAGCTGCGCGGCGACGAGCGCGTAGTTTCGCGGGACATGGAAGTTGCCCGAACCTCTGTCCTTCATGCCTTGACAAAAGCCCAAAGCCTGGATTGTGCCGTCTGAAAGGAATGTCCACTCCTGTTCGTGCGGCTCATGATAGCGCACACCGTGCGCGGTCGGCTTCAACGAATGCGCGGAATAAGGCATCGAGAGAGCCGCACCGTGAAACTCGCCGTACTGAGTGTTGCCAACCACAGCGCGCCATTCGTCGACCGTCAGATGCACGTTGAGATTGGCCTGGCTGACGATCGTGGCGCGAAACCAAAGGCCCGGGGATAGTGTCGCGTGTGGTTGCTCAGGATTGATCGGCGCTATCATCGCCGACGTTCTCATCGCCTCCAAGGCGCGTGCGCCCTCTTGGCGTATCACCTGGAGGCGTTCGCGGCGTGTCCGCGTTTCCCAGAACATGTTTTGCAGGTCACGCATGGTCATGGCCTCCGATGACGATTCGCGGCGGATAAATGCCTTTGGGTGCTTGCCGAAGGCGTGAGGCGCGGCAAGCGAGGGAGTGACCTTGACGACGATGACACCGGCGTCCGGAACGTCAGGGTGAGGAATGACGTTGAATTGCAGCCCAGCCAATGGAGGATCGATGAGATCACGCACCGCCCGTTCGAGGGGTTCCCGTCGGGTTGAGAGACGATGCACCAAATCCTTTTCGGTGATCCGGCAGACGGAATTCTCTTCACCAACACCGATGACAATCATTCCGCCATAAGCATTCGCGAAGGCCACGATGGCCTCCGCTATTTCATCCCTGGGCTTGTTGGCCCCTTGAGCGCTCCAGAGGCGGCCACTCTTGAATTCCAGCGTCTGCCCTTCAGCGACCGCATTCGCCTGCAACCTCTCAATATCCGACCAGTTCACCTCAGAAATCGGTTTTGACTGGAACATGTCTATGGGCACCTCCGCTCAACGCGGGCCCAGCGCCCGCGCACGATCGGTGGCATGATTCGCTGTCGCCCGAACGACCCATCGTGCGCTGATCCACGCGATCAACAGGCCAATGGCGCGCTTGCGTGGCGGGCGGCGCGCCTGCTAGCTAGGCAGTGTCCATCTGGGCCCGCCGCACGGCCCTTCCCGTGACGCGCGTCACGGTCCGGCACTCTCCCCCCTCCGGCTAGACCTCCTGCAGCCCATTCCCATGCTGCCGAGGGTCCCGCTCCATGCCGGTCACCGATTTCTTCCATGGCGTCCGCGTCTTCCAGCGCGGCGAGACCACGCGGCCCATCGCGGTCGGTGATTATTCCAAGCTCGGCGCGGTGGTCATCGCGCCCAATGCCGACCAGGCCTTCTATCCAGAGGATGTCGCCAAGACGATCTTCACCAATGACGCCGCCGCGCTGACCAAGCTCGGCACCGGCGGCAATGTCGACGCGACCATCGACGCGATCATCGATCAGGGCATCGACGCCGAGATCGATATCGTGCGGGTGCCGCTGGGCGGTGGCACGGGGCAAGCACAGATCGAGGCGACGATGGCCAACATCGTCGGGTCGGGGTCCGACTTCAGCGGCGTGCACGCCTTCAAGCAGTCTTCAACGCCGCCGAAAATCCTGTTCTGCGCGGGCTACACCAGCCAGCGCATCGCCAACGCCAAGAACCCTGTCATGGCGGAGATGAAGGGCGTGGCGGACCGACTGCGCTCGATCTACATCGGCGAAACGCCGTCCGGCACGAAGGAAGCGGCCGAAATCTACCGCAACGATTTTCCGGACGACAAGCGCGCCTATCTCTTCCACCCGGCGGTGACGGTCTTCCGCGGTGGCCAGAGCATCGTCGAGGCGGCCTCCGGCCGGGTCGCGGGGCTTTTCGTCAAGCGCGACAAGGAGCTGGGCGGCCCCTGGGCGAGCCCCTCCAACCAGACGATGGGCGGCATCACCGGCCCCTCGCGGCCGATCGCCTACTACAACGGCCAGACGGACAGCGAGGCGAACTGGCTCAACCAGCGCCAGATCACAACCCTCCGGCGCGGCCACATCCTGTGGGGCAACCGCACCTGCGCCCAGGACCCGCTCGAGGCGTTCGTCAACGTCGTCCGCGTGCTCGACATGGTCGACGAGGCCGTCGTCAACAATTTCATGTGGGCGATCGACAAGACCCAGAGCGTGCCGCTCGGCACGGCGATCGTCCAGTCGCTCGACAGCTTCCTGGATGAGCTGGTGGCCAATGGGGCCATCCTCGGCGGCCGGGTGTGGTTCGAGAGGCCGCTGAACAGCAACGAGGCGCTGGCCTCGGGCATCCTCAAGATCTCGTTCGACCGGGAGCCTGCCGCCCCGCTCGAAGACCTGCAGTTCCTCGCAGGCCGCAACCTGACCTACTACGCCACGCTCGCCGACGGCATCCTGCAGTCGCTTGAGCGGCAGGCCGCCTGACCGGAGAGGCCCCGATGACCACGATCCCGCTCCTGCTGATCCAGGGCCACAACGCCTACGTCGAGTACCAGGCCGACCAGTCGCGCAACTGCCACCTTGCGCTCGGCAAGGCCAAGCTGCCGGTCAACAAGGAAACCTATGACGACGTGCAGCTCGCCGGCGTCAACGGCTCGATGGAGATGCGCACCGGGGCCGAGGCCTGCATGCTCGGCTTCGACCTCAAGGGCATGCAGCCCGACATTCTGCCGCTGACCCAGCTGCCCATGGGCGAGCGGCTCAAGGTCACGATTTTTGGCGTGCTCGTGAACGAATACGCCGAGGGCGCGGCCGAGCGCGAAATCCAGGTCACCGCGACGGCCTATGGCCGGCTCAACGCCGAAATCGGCGAGTTCACCACAGGCCCGATGGGCACGGACTTCGAGCTGCGTTCGATCTCGAAATACAATCTCGTCGTGCGCACCGAGGAAATGTGCCGCTGGAACGTCAAGCTCGGCGGCTGGCAGTCGATCGGCGGGCAGCGCACGCGGTTCAACCAGATGCTCGGCATCGTCGGATGAGCCGCTTTCCGCCCGATCCCGACCTCGCGCCGATCACGCCGCCGCCGGGTATGCCGACCTTCAACGGTCCGCCGCCCGCCGCCTCGCCCTTGGGCGAAGCAACGGTGGGCGGGGCCGCTGTGGTCGCTGGCGCGCCACGCATTGGCCGTCTCAGCCCGGCGGCGTGGGGCGCGTCGGTCGCGCTGGAGCATGCCATCACGGTCGATGATGCGCCGCTCACCACGCTCGCGATCAGCCGCCTCACGGTGGGGGACATGGTCGACCTCCTGATGGAGGATGAACCGGCCCACGATCTCAGCCTCAGGGTCCGCGCCAGAATGTGCGGCGTGCATCCGGCGGTGCTGCTCGCCTTGTCGGCTGATGACGGGGAGCGGGTGGCCGAAGCCTGCCGCCCTTTCTTGCCCCGCGACATCGCCGCGACCGAAACGATGAGCGCCGCCGCCGAGGCCGGCCCGGGCTGAGGCGCGGGCTCCGCGCGATCCCCGCGCTCGCCGCGACCGTCGCCCATGTGCTGCACACGCCGATTGACCAGGTGATGGGCTGGCCGCTCGACCGGCTCTTCCTGTGGCATGACGAGGCCGCGCGCCTTTACGGCGCAGAGGCCTGAGGGAGACGCCCATGTCCATGAAGGTCAGCCTCATCCTCGACCTCGTGAACCGCATGGCGCCTGGCGCGCAGGCGGCGAAGCGTGAGCTCAAGGGCCTGAAGGACGCCGCGCGCCAGATCGACGGCCAGCGCGCCGGGCAGGGGTTGGCGCAGACGCTGGCGCGGGCCGGGCGCGCGGCCGACGCCACCGAACGCCAGCTGCGCGAAGCTGGCCGTGAGGCCCGCGCGCTCGATGGCCAGCGCGCCGGGCAAGGTCTTGCAGCCTCGCTGACGCGCGCCGGGCGCGCGGCCGACCAGGCGGAGCGCCAGCTGCGCGAAGCAGGCCGGGAGGCCCGCGCGCTCGATGGCCAGCGCGCCGGGCAGGGTCTGGCGCAGACGCTGGCGCGCGCCGGGCGCGCGGCCGACCAGGCGGAGCGCGAGGTCAAGGGCCTCAACCGTGAGACCAGGCGGCTCGGGCAGGAGAGTGGCGCGGACCGTGCGGCCGCCGGGCTCGACCGGCTCAGGCGACAAAGCGAGCGGGCGCGACGCGAGCTGCAACAGGTGCGCCGCGAGCTGCGCGAAACCGGCAAAAGCAGCGCCGGTTTCGGCGCAGTGGCGCTCACGGGGCGCAAGAAGCCGGGGGCCCAGGCAGGCGCAGGTGTGCAGGCCCCGGCGGCTGGCGCGGCAGGCGGGCTCGTGGCCGCAGGCGGGGCGCGCCTGATGGGCGGGCTCGTCGCGGCCGGGGGCGTCTATGGCGGCGTGCGCGGCACGGTCGGGCAATCGGTCAGCTTCGAAAAAGCGATGGCCGATGTGCAGAAGAAGGTCGATGTGCCGGAGGGCGAAAGCCTGACCGGTCTGGAGCGGATGATCCGCCGGACCGCCATCGAAATCGGTCTGGCGCGCGAGCAGGTTGCGGGGCTGGTGGCGGAAGCCGGCGCGGCCGGCGTGCCCTTCGCCGAACTCGAGCGCTGGACCAAGCTGACGGCGAAGGCGGCGATCGCCTGGGACATGCCGGCGCGCCAGGCCAGCCAGAAGCTGGCCGAGATCAAGGCCGGCACCGGCATGACACTCGACCAGATCGAGGAGCTCGCCGACAAGGTCAATGGGCTCGGCGACACCAGCGCCGCGAAAGAAGGCCAGATCGTCGAGATGTTCCAGCGCGCCGGTGCGGCCGCGAAGGCCGCCGGCGTCGACTTCGACGCGTCGCTCGCCTTCCTGACCGCGCTGAAAGCCATCGGCATCAACGAGGAAAGCGCCTCGCGCGGGTTCAACGCCTTCGCCTCCACCCTGCGCATCGCCAGCGACAAGCCCAAGCGTGTGGCCGAAGGGCTGAAAATGCTCGGCCTCAGCGCCAAGGAGGTCGAGGAGGGCATGAAGACAAACGCGACCCGCAACATGATCGATGTGCTGGAGCGTCTCGAGACATCGGGCGACAAGGCCAAGGCGGCCGTGAAGATCTTCGGTCAGGAATGGTGGGACGAGGTAGCGCGGGCCGGGCAGGCCATTCCGGAAATCCGCAAGAACCTCGCCTATATCGGCTCGGGCAAATGGCGCGGCTCTCTCGACAAGGGCCTCAACATCGAGCTTGCGACCACGGCGAACCATCTGGAGCGGCTCAAGGCGCTGTCGTCCGAGGTCGGGGACAGGCTGGGGCGTTGGGCGCTGCCCGGCATCAATGCGGCGATCGAACGGCTGATTGCAGGCCTCGACGCGCTCGACAAGCGGGCCGAAGACAAGCAGGAGGTGGCCGCGACCGCCAAGCAGGTGGCCGAAGGCCAGCCGCTCACGCCTGAGCAACGCCGCAAGATGGCGGACGATGCCGTCTTTCGGACCGAAGTCGAGGTGGCGGCGAAGGAGCAGAGGGACGCTGAGGCGACCCGCCGCGAGGCCGAGACCCGCGCGAGCCTGCGCCGCGAGAGCCAACAGGGCGAGGATGCCGGCCCGCGCGTGGCCGAGCGGCGCGCGGCGATCGAGGCGCAGATCAAGGCGCTCGAAAGCCGTCGCGACGCCATCCCGCGCGGCACGATCGGGCGGGAGACCATCGCCGTGCCCGGCATCAACCGCCAGATCGCCGCCAAGCGGGCCGAGCTCGATGCGCTCGCCAGCCGCACGGACCGCGGCGATGACGGGAGCGGCGAGCGGCAGGCCATGCGCCTGCGCAATCTCGCGCGCGCCAAGCTCGATCAGGAGATCGATGATCTCGCGAAGGGGCTCGCGATCCGCGACCCCTCGGGCCGCGACAGCGCGACGCTGGGCGATCGCCGCAAGCTTGAAAGCCTGCGCGGCCGGCGACGCGCGCTCGGAGACGCCGAACAGGTGCGCGAAACCCCGCTGATGGATCGCAGCGACGCCGATGAGACCCGCGCCCGGCGCGGCTTCTCGGCCGCCGCCCAGGCCCGCAGCGAGATCGAGGCGCTGCGCCAAAGGCTCGCCGTGATCGACAGTCTGACGGCCGGCGCGGGCAATGCGGCGGACCGCGCGGGCTTCCGCGCCGATGGCGATCAGCTGCATGGGCAAATCGCCCGCAAGAGCGCGCCCGAGGCGATCGCCGCGAGCCGCTTCGGCTTCGGGCCCGGCGGCGCGCCGAAGACGTCGCCGCCGCACGGGCCAACCATGTCGGGGCTCAATGCCTTCGGCGTCGGCTCCGCCGGCCAGAACAAGCAAGGCCAGGCGGCCGCCGACTATGTCCGCGACATGAAAGCCAGGATGGAAATCGATTTCGGGGACGCCGGCGTCCCGCTGATGGAGCGGCTCGCCGCCGGCATCCGCACGGGCGGTGCTGGCGTGACCGCCGCCGCCGGCGAGGTGGGCGACGGCGTGAAAAGCGCGTTCGCGGGTGCGGACCTGAACGGGGCGGGCCTGTCGATGATGGCGGGGCTCGCCGCCGGCATCCGTGCCGGCGGCGCGCAAGCGATCGCCGAAGCGCAGAAGGTCGCCCAAGCCGTGAAGAGCGCCGCCGCGAGCGGGGCGGGCGGCGGCGGGTCATCGCGCGCGGTCAGCGGCGCGCTGCATGATGGGGTGGTGTGATGCTGCCCCTGCTCGTGCTCGGCGATTATGTGTTCGAGACGCTGCCCCTTTCGCTCCAGACCATCAGCGAGACCACCAAGTACAAGTGGCCGGCCAAGGCCCGCTTCGGCACCACGGCGGCGCGGCAGTTCGTGGGCTATGGCGATGACGAGTTCACCATCGAGGGCCTGTATTACGACGCCGAATTCGGCGGCCATGGCGACTATCTCGCCCTCAAAGCGCTGGCGCGGCAGGCGCAGCCGATCGAACTGATCGGCTGGGCGGCGGGCGGCGTGGCGGCGCAGGTGTTCGGCCTCGTCGTCATTCTCGAGGTGTCGGCCAAGCACGCGCACATCACCAGCGCGGGCGTCGGCGCGAAGGTCGAGTTCTCGGTGAAGTGCGCGCCGTTTGGCGACGACGGACCGGCGGGAGGCCTCTACTAATGCGGGTGAAGGTGCTGCGGCAGGAGATGACGGTCGATCTGGTGGTCTGGGCCGCGCTGGGACAGCAGGACGACCGGCTGGTGGAGCGCACGCTCGCGCTCAATCCTGGCCTCGCCGACGCCGGTGCTGTGCTGCCCGTGGGCATCGAGATCGAGCTGCCGGACAGTCGCCGGACCCCTGAGCCGGCACCCGTGACCAGGCTGTTCGACTGATGTTTCGGCTGGGGATCGCACAGGGCGGCTATACGCCCTGCATTGAAATCACGATCGACGGACGCGAGGTCTCGGCGGTCGTCTACAACCGGCTGATCAGCTGCACGATCCGTGACGAAGCCGGCCAGACCGCCGACACCATCACCATCACGCTGGATGATCGGCCGCCATGGCTGGAACAGCCCGCGCCCAACGCCACCATCGTCGTCATCGGCGGCTACCTGGAAACCGGCACGCGGCACCTCGGCACGTTCAAGCTGCAGAAAGTCGCCTTCAAGGGCAGCGACGAGGGCACAACGATGGTGATCCAGGGCAGCGCCGCCGACCTCAAAACCAGGCTCAAGGATGTCGACCGCGAAAGCTTCGAGGACACCGATGTCAACGCCATCGTCGAAGCGATCGCCACGCGCAACGGCCTCAAGGCGGAGATCGCCAAGGAGGTCGGCGAGATCAAGATCGACTACCGGGCCCGTGTCGACACGTCCGAGATCGATTGGCTCACCCAGCTGGGCGACGAGATCGGGGCGGTGATCAAGCCCATGGGCGACAAGCTCGTGGCCGCCCGCATGGGTGAGGCCAAGGCGGTCTCGGGCCGCAACCTGCCTCAGATTGTGATCACGCCTGAGGACTGCATGAGCTGGGAGATCACGCCGGAGGGCCGACCGGTCTACGGCAAGGTGGTGGCGAGCTATATCGACCAGCGCAGCGGCAAGCGCGTGAAGGTGGAGAGCCGCACAGGCCTCAAGGGGCCAAACAACACGCTGAAAGAGCCCTATCCCACGAAGGAATTGGCGGAGAAGGCGGCGCAGGCGGAGGCCCGCCGGCTCACCCGCAACACGGGCGAAGGCCAGTTCGTGCTCGCCAAGGGGCGGCTCGACACCCAGGCTGAAGCCGATGTGCTCGCGTTGGATTTCAGGCCCGGCGTGGCGGGCGACTGGCGCTGCCACGCGGTCGAGCGCGAATTCGCAAGCGACGGCTGGGGCGAGACGATCGAGATCAAGGGGAAGGAAGATGGCTCATCGCCGGGAGCCAAGGACTGACGCGAAGACCAGCGACGGGGCCGCCCGAAGGCGGCAGCGGGGCCATGCCGCCAAGCAATTTCCCCGCCCGATGCAACACTCCCGAAACATCGCCCGACGGCCGCCAGAGGCGGCGGAGACACGGGCTGTGAGTCGTGGAGCACCGACAATGAGCCAATACAGCGCAGTGCGCCCGATCAGCCCGGTGGCGGGCTACGTCGGCGGGAAAAGACAACTCTCCAAGCGGATCGCGGCCAAGGTGGCCGGGATCGATCACACGCTTTACGCAGAGCCCTTCGTCGGCATGGGCGGGCTGTTCTTTCGCCGCGACCAGCGCCCGGGGGTCGAGGCCATCAACGATCTGAACCGCGATGTGGCGACCTTCTTCCGTATCCTCCAGCGGCACTACGAGCCTTTCCTGGACATGCTGAAATGGCGGCTCGCGAGCCGGGCGGACTTTGAGCGGCTGATGGCGACGGACCCCGACACGCTCACCGATCTGGAGCGCGCCGCGCGCTTTCTGCAGCTGCAGCGGCTGGCGTTCGGTGGCAAGGTCGCGGGCCGCAACTTCGGCGTCGCGCCAAGCGGCCCAGCGCGGTTTGACGTGAGCAAGCTCGCGCCACTGCTCGAAGCGGCCCATGAGCGGCTCTGCGGCGTCTGGATCGAGTGTTTGCCCTATGCCGATTTCATCGCCAGGTATGATCGCCCCGGAGCGTTGTTCGTGTGCGATCCGCCCTACTGGGGCAGCGAACACTACTATGGCCGTGAGCTGTTCAGCCCGGCCGATTTCGAGCGCTTGATGCTGGCTCTCAAGGCCATTGAAGGCCGCTTCATCATGACCGTGAACGACGTGCCTGAGCTGCGCGCGATATTCGCCTGGGCCACCATCGAGACGGCGGAGGTGACCTACACCGTTAGCAGCGGGCCACCGCGCAAAGCACGCGAGATCATCATCACCGGCGGTGGGCGAACGCCTTAG